CCCGCATCGAGGAACCCACGAATCAGACTGTCTGTCGCTCGACCGACGATGGGTCCTTCGGGAATGATGATGCCGTGGAAGAGTGGCGTACCATCCCACCGCACACCCCTCGGCACGTCCTGGCACCAGCGGTGCCACCCACCCATTGCTCGCGCGCGGAGCTCATAGTCGTCTCGAGCCGAGGTGACCTGCGCATCCCACCCCGGTGAGGTGAGTGCTGGGGTGAGTGCCTTGGCCCAGGTATCGATGTGCTCGACCGGACAGCTCTTGCTGTGTGCCAGGAACCAGCGTGCGGTTGTCATCAGACCTCCTTCAGAGTCTTGCCGACTGCGGCCTCGGAAGTCATGGTGACCACCCACCCGGGAACCTCGACGGTCATGCACTGCTCGACGAGCTTGCGCCACTGCTCGAGCTGATGCTCTCCCTCGTCAGGCACCTCGACGGCGATGCTGTCGTGGCACTGGTGGATGAGTCCCGTGCCGGGTCCTGCGAATCCATAGGGGAACTGCTCGATCAGACGCTGCTCGGCAATCCGCATGACGGCAGACTCGGCACTCAATATCGGGTAGTTGACCACTTCGTTCTTCTTGCCATCGCTCAGGGGGCCCGACCGTCTGCCGAACACAGGCTCGTCCATGAATCCCTGTTGGCGGTAGAGCTTGAGCATTGACTGCCATGCCTTCATCCATTCGGGCTCTGCCTCGAGCCACGCATCGTGGATGAACCGAACATCTCGCAGACTGAATCCCAGGTAGGGGAGATCGCCCTCATCCGTCTCCGTCGAGGTGAGCACCTGCCAGACCGTTGCGGGAGACGCCCAGTAGATGGATGCGTACCTGAACGTCTTGATGATGTCGCGCATGGACTTGGCCTGGCCGCCCGGGGGCTTGCGGTGAAGGCTGAATCCGTCTGGGCCCCAGCCGTCTGCGCTCTTGAACTTGTCGCCGAACACGCTCCACGCCAGCGTGTTGTGTGGGTCCTGTCCGCTGGCGAAGCACTCGAGGAGCATCGGGATGCGCCAGTAGCATGCGGTGATTCTCAAGTGGGCCTGGTCCAGATCCGCCCCGATGAACATTCGACCAGGAGGTGCGGAGAAGATGCTCTTGAGCGGAGCCTGACCCTTGCGGTTGCCGATGTTTTGTAGGTTCGGACCACTGGAGCTGAGCCTGCCCACACTGGTGACGTGTGCGTTCCAGTTGCTGCGGACACGACCGTCCTCGAACACGATGCCCTTCACGGGGTCTGCATCTCGTCTGCGCATGGGGATGAGCACAGTGCCCAGGATCTTGTTCTTTTCCCGCCGATACACACGCAGCTGCTTGAGCCACGTCGCTTGATTCGCAGTGACATTGTCTGCAGCGAGGTGCGCTCGGATGACTGCATCCCCCGTTCCTGGGAGACCCGTCTCGGTGTAGAACTCACGCGCATCGATTTGTGGAGGGATGCCCAGTGACCAGATGTCGTAGAGCAGGTTGCGTACCTGGTCCCCGCTACCCGGGTTGTTGAACGTCTGCGTCCATCCCCGGGCTTCATCGATGAGCCACTTCTGACGTTGACCCACCAAGACCGTGTAGTGGTCCTCGAGTTGACGACGACGAGTCTGGTCAATCCAGACACCTGCCTTGTGCATCTGCACGCACATGTCCTGGGTGGCATGGTCGACCTGGTGTAGGTTCCAGGGCTTGTCGGGCCAGCTTGCAGGCCGCGCCCACGCGGGCAGCTGTCTGAAGGCACCGTTGAAGTCTGTCGCTTCGATGAGCGGGGGCAGGATGCGCGCGTTGACTACGGTGTCGATGCAGTTGTATCGGAGGAGCTCGTCGTCATCGGTGGTGCCTGTCGAGATGCTTGCGCCTTTCTCTGTGGATTCCCACCGCTCCACGTCTGTCAGGATGGATCCGATTGTCTTCAGCCCCTTCGGTAGGTCTGGCGCACGGAACCGCGTGGAGAAGAGGGTATCGACGAGAGGCGCGGGGGTGACACCGAGGTGGTTCTCGATGACCATCCGGTCGAAGCTACCCGCGTTGTGCCCCACCCAGGTGCGCCCGTCGGTGAACGCCTTGCACAGGATGTCCTTGATCTCGGCTTCGTCTTCGGGGCAGAGCCACCGAGCGCCTCGCACAGACTGGAGCGTGATGCCCACGGCATAACTGTTCTGGGCAACAGACCGGCCACCCTTGACGACTCGGCCCTTGCTATCCAGGTCAGGGATGGCAATGGCGATGGTGCGCAGCCCGCACTCCAATGGCTCGACTCCATCAGTCTCCACATCGTATGCCCAGTAGGGTGCAGGCTGCGCAAGAAAGGTGCGTAGATCATCGGGCGATGGACGCCAGAGAATGTCTGGGTCTGTCCACTTGAGTGCTCCGGTGAACCAGCGAAACGCCTTACCCAGGTCTGCGTGCAGGACACTGCGCCAGGACGGCGCTCGAGTAATGTAGTCCGGGTGCACGGTGGGAAAGACGCGCCGGCCCTCCCCGGAAGTCTGCCAGTCTTCATCGACGTAGATAGGGCCGCCGCGAACAGAGAAGATGCTCTTGTTCTGCCCAGTCAGGGCGAGTGTCGCGATACGACCAAGCGTGATGATGTTCTCGTACTTGGCAGCCAGACTGTGCAAGTGCGGCAGGCAACAGGTCATCGGGTGAGGGTGAGGCTGTTGCCCCTTGCTCTGTCGAGACTTGTTCAGTCGGTCGAGCTTCCGCGTCATCCGTGTCCAGGCACCACTGGCCTGACCAGGAGGCTTGCACGCAATGACGTTGGTGAGGTCGATGTCGGGCCGACTCTTGCAGATCACAGCCAGCGCTGTCGCCCACTCTGATGCGCCTCGACCCATGAAAGGGCGCTGGTGGTGGGTGTCCTCGTGCGACGGACTCTCTCCGACAGCGAGAACTGTGGCACCTTCATGAATCTCTGGACCGACAGGGCGCCAGTCCTCATCGTTGAAGCAGCCACGAGGTCCGAGCGGACACACCTCGCACTTTGCGCCGTGTTCTTGGGGATTGAAAGTCAAACTGCACCGGAGAAAGGGTGGGGATGACCTCGACGTGCCGGTGTCGAGGCCACCCCCTGACAACTACTGGGTCAGGCCCTGCGCGCCGACGGGCGGAGGAGGCAGAACAGCCCCACCAATCGTCGTCTGAGAGGCACCATTGGAAGGTGCAGGAACAGGAGCCGGAGCCACAGTAGCTGCCGGAGCCGGTGTTGCAGCAGCGACCGCAGGTGGAACGGCTGCAGAGGCACTGCTTGAACTGACAGCGTCAGCTCCTGCAACTGCCGGCTTGGATCCGTCGGCCTGGAAAGTGTCGAAGGAAACCTGTGTGAGGTATCGGTCGATCTTTCCGTAGGTGGCACCCAGGTCCTTGGCGGCATGCCACTCGAGCCAGACGCTCTTGTCGATCAGCCAGTCGTCGCTGATTCCCTGAGACATCTGTTCGTTGGTGTACCCAGCGGACAGGAAGACACTCTTGATCGCAGCAACCATGCCGCGAACCTGCTTCTCGTTGAGACCGGCGATAGCCTTCCCTTCGACATCGTAGGGGGTGTTCAGCCAGTCAGTGCAGGAGAAGCCCTGGAACGACAGGGTCATCCGACGAGCCGTGGCGCGCGACGGGTGAGGTTCGATCTTCTCGATCTTTGCGGCGTAGTAGCCGGACGGGGGCGCACCGCCACCGAGAGCGGTGACAGAGGTGATGATTTCACCGGGGATTTGGAAAGTTGCCATGATGGTTTAGTCCCTTAGGGGGTTGGTGGGGGTGGTGGCAGATTGCCGCCGGGTTTTGAGGATGACTCCTCGAGAGTGAAATCGAACAAGCCTCGGTTGAGGCGTCGAGAGAGGACTCCGCGAGCAATGCCGTCCTGACAGGCCCACCGCAGGTGGCGCGGGTCGCCCGAGTGTCCGGCTGCGATTTGCTGAAGCAGCCCGCGAAGATCCTCACCATCCTGTAGCCCGTTGGCAACTCGGTTGGCAACATCCTCTTGCCACTCGAGTCCGGCGAGGCGAGAGAGCTCGTAGCCGGACTGACTCGCGCGCAGGATTTCTCGGATGTTCGCAGGGGTCCTGCTCGAACAGACACCTGTGCGGTCACCTGTGATCCAGTCGGGATCAGAGGGGTTGCACGAATAGATCGCCTGGAACCACGGATCTGGGTACGTCGGGTCGATCAGCGTGCGGAGGCTCATGTCGCACCACGACGGCAACATCTCTACCTGGTTGCGGCTGGGTACGTCGGGACCGCCGGGGCAGAATGCACCATCGGCGTTGTGTCCCGGTGCTCTCTCGTGAAAGGTCATGAGGAGGTGACAGCCCAGGTGCCGGCTCATGGAGCTGAGCGTGAGCAGGTGCACGTTGAGCTGCTGGTACTGGTAGAAGCGGTCAGGCTTACCCGACCGTCCTCGAGGTGCATTCGCCTGCCAGAAGAGCATGCTCTGTCGACAGATGTGGCTGGCGTCGTCAATGACGATGGCACCGTAGTTCTTGGCGGCTCCGCTCTCGTGAAGTTCCTTGAGCACCTGTACCAGGGCGTCAAGCGTCTGCGGAGGATGCGTGTGAAGAGCGGGTGTGAACCCGAGCTCATTCTGCGCAACGAGGCTAATGGCACTCGGTACGCCGATAAACAGGGCATTCGGGAATGCAGCGAGAGCGTCGGAGGTCTTACCCCTCTTCGGCTTCCCGTACACACAGATCATTACGGGGCTTTCCATGTTGGTTCTCCAGTCAAACTATAGAGACACTATCCGATGCGACCCAGCGGGTCAACAGACTTTTCCTCTCTCTCCGAAGAAACAGAGCTTGATGGCCGAGCAGGCGCCGTAGCGCCCATAGCAGGCCGTTTCATTCATCGCCTTGGGCCACATCCACGGGTCGAGATTGCTCGCCTCGAGTTGTGCGAGACTGTGCTCGGCGCGCCAGAGCATGTCGCAGAAGTGACTGTCCCGATGCGGTGTAGGTGGCACGCTTCGACGAGCGACCTTCCAAGAGGGTTGGGTCTGAATCAGGTTGAGCAGCAGCCCACCGAAGTTGCGACCATACAGCTGCCTGCCCATGATGCGGAATGCAGCGAATCCACCGTCGATGGCGTAGGCATCTACGCTTCGGTTAGGTTGAACATTAGCTTGGTGCTTGTGGTCCCAGATGGCGATGCGCCCCATGCGGTCTTCGACCACCAGGTCCATGCGTCGAGTCAGGTAGATCGGGCAGTCGTGCCTGTCATGACCCGGCATGTTGAGCGGCGTGATCTCGATGACGACTCCGTCGATGCCTGGAACGGATGTGACCGGCTGGTCGAGATCGCCTACGTCAGGATGAACCACCCATAGACCCCACTGCCCTTCACGTGTACCGATCACGGCAGTCACCGAAGTCTCGACAGCAACGATGCGTCCAGGCGGGTCGGGGTACTGCATGATGTAGTTGTCGAACGTGTCGAGCATCCTGTCGAAGTGCTCGTCTCCACCGTACTGGTCGCACCAGACAGACATCGCTTCAGCGGGCTCGAGAAAGTCTCGTGAGTCCGTGTGCTTCACCCCGTCGACCAGCACGCTCCCTTGCCGCGCACCCCAGATGGCATGCTGGTGCGCCTGCATGACATGACCCATCGAACCTCGCGTGAGTGCGCTCGCAGGTATCAGGTCGATGTGCAGGTGCTGGTCATAGGAGTA